CCGCCTAGTGCATGACTAATTGTAACTTTGTTTTGTGCATCAACTGCTGCTGTAACATTTTCAATATTATTACCATTAATTGTAGCTGCTATTACGCTTGCGTCTGATACAGCACCAGTGTAGCTTTTTGTAATTGTTTTTGGACTACTAAATGCTGCACTACCATTGTCTGTTGCACTAATTGTAAAACTTTGACTACCTGAAGGTATTGAACCAGCTACAATTTTACCACCTGTTATAGTTGTAGGTGCTATTCCTCTACGCTTTTGTAGTTTAATAGTTGCTAGTGGTTGTGTATCTCCTGCTACATTTGTTTCTGCATAAACTGCGCCTGTAAGTAAAGCTGATCCACCTGTTGTAGGATCTAATTCGTACAATGCTGTTTGGTTATCGCTATACAACGGAGTTGAAATAGTTGCCCAAAGTTTAGTTGCGTCATTCCATTTTTTCAATATTAAACTTGCACCTAAGTTAGGTGTTGTAGTTTTTAACCAAATTGAACCAGTTGGGCGTGTATACGTATCTCCAGATTTCCATTCTGGTATGCTAGTGTGCTTACCAATTTGTAATGCTGGCGGATAATACGTTCCTACCGCAATACCTAGCTCGCCTAATCTAGTTGCATCGCCGCCAATAAGTACTGGACCGCCTAATGAACTATCATCTGCACCTGAACTTGTACCGTCACTATAAATTTCTAATTTTAGATCTACTGATGCAGCAGTAACTCCTGGAATACTTAAACCGTTGATTGTAGATGCTACATCGGTAACTGTATCTGAACTATTTACAGTAACACTTGTACCGTTTATTGTTATAGCCGATGTGCCAGCAAACGATGGATTAGACGCAGTACCAACTATAGTTGGGCGACTTTTTGTCCACGGATCACTTCCAACAAGTACCCAAGTACCAGCTGAGTTTCTATAAAATATTCTAATTAATGTTGTTGTTGCAACCACAGCATATGAACCAACTGATCCTATAGTAGCAGATGGAATTTCCCCAGAGTATCCATTTGTGCTTAGTGATCCTGTGTTTGATAAGTCTGTGCTATCTGTAATTACTACTGGCACTTTGTTTGTGAAAACTTGTCCAGAGTTTAAAACACTTGCGCCGTTCCATTCTTGAACTCCCCATAATGTGTTTGCAGTATCTAACCAGTATGTGCCATCTGTTGGATTTGCAGCTGGTGCTGTTGCACTTGCTTCTAATTCACCTAGATCAACATCTGCTCTTACAACAAACGCTCTGTTCGCTACACCTAAGTATGAATAAGCAGCTTGTAAACCATATTCATTAAGTTCACCGCCGTGTATCATATTGTTATTTGTATCAGATTTAAATATTGGGTCGCCAAATGTATCTGCTAAGTCTCTTTGACTTGTTAGTAGATACGGAACTCCTGCGTTTGCAACGGTTGTTCCTGGAGCTGTACCAGTTCCTGCTGCATTTGTTTTGTCTTGTGCCGTAGCAACGAAGATCATTGGTGTTGTACCTGGTTCAGCGGGGGTATAAAAACTTTCGTCTATTACGCTTACCTGTACTCCTGGGGATACTAGTGCCATGTTATTCTCCTATCGTGGACATTACTTTCTTATTATTATTTATCATATATTTTTAAAACCTTGCTGTTATATGCCATTAAAAAGGGACCTGAAAGGTGAGGTAAATACAATATGAGACCATTATGTAAATGTAACCAACGGCCTTGTGCTGTAAATTATAAAAAAGGTGGCAAAACTTTTTATAGAACACTTTGTGAAAGATGTTTAAGAAATGGAGTCAACTACGGCGTGCCTCTATGGAAACAAAGAGGTTACGATAAAAAAGACTACTGCGAAAAGTGTGCATTTGAAAGTAAGTATGCTGAACAGTTTAATGTATACCATATTGACGGAGATTTACAAAATTGTAGATCTAGTAATTTAAAAACAATATGTGCTAATTGCCAACGTGTGTTACAAAAACAAGGGATTATATGGAAGCAAGGTGACCTTTTACCTGACTTCTAAGTTCAAGTAGTGTATTGCTATTATCAATAATATTGTTGAAGTTTATGTTTGCCCATCTCCATTCTGACTCATGTACGTCAGTTGGTTCTTGTCCAAGATCTGTATACATTCTAAACCAAACAGGATCGGGTCCTCTTCTAACACGCCATACTTGTCCTTTGATGCTATGTATCATATTTGCTTCATTTTCAAACCGTACATCAGGAATAACAAAGTTCTTATGTGGATGATCTAATATATGTTTTTTAATTAGACTTACCCATACACCGTCGTAAAAACCTTGTCGCATACAGTCTGTGCCAAACTCTTGCAATACTAGTCTTGGACTTATACTACGTCCTGTTTCTTTGGTCCAAAACGTATCTTCTTTTTCTCGCCAACTTCTGCTGGCTTCAGTTTTGCCTTCTAGCATTTGTCTATCCCATCCAAATACACTAGCAACACCGTCTTTAAGTTTATCTGCAAAAGATAATTTTTCAAAGTTTTTTTCTTGTACAAGTATATCTGCAATAGTGTCTTTACCACTGCCAATTAACCCGCAAATACCAATAATCATAATGATTCCTTAACTGTAATAGTATTATTATACAGTAAGAATTTATAAAAGTCAAGTATTTTTTTAGCCGATTGTGAAAGTGTAGCCGGTTCCGCCTGCCATTGCTGTTGAAACTTCGCCTTCAAGTTTTTCCATTTCTTGCTGTGCTTCTGATTTCAACGCATCTCCATTCAATTGTCCACCACCTTGTGGTCCAGCAATAGTAGCAAATTTTGAACGTGCTTCACCAAGCATGTATTTACAAGTAGCAACAGTATAATCTTTTAGCCATTGTTTTGCAAGATAATCATCTAATAATTGTTCATCTGGACGATAGTTATAACAGTATAACATTAATGTTTCTTCAGTACGAGAGCGTTGTAATATAGTTAATTGCTTTGTAGTAGTATTCCATTTAAATTCAATAAAGCTGCCAAACATTCTACCTACTAGTTCTTGGTACTGACTAAAGAAATCATAAGTTGCTAATCCACCCATGTTTGAACTTGCTAACAAATACGTATTTGTGTATGCCATATTAAATGGTTCAAACAAAGTTCCGCCGTCGCCACCACCTGATCTAGAGCCAATTGATCTACGGAATATTGTACGAACTTCTACAACTTCACTTGGTAAAGTATACGTATTCTGGTCAGTAACTGTAGGCATAAAGAAATAGCTTTCTTCTACCGAATTATCCGATCTTTGTCTAAATCTTGTTAGTGCTTTTGTAAGAGCTGTTTCATAATGCACAGGATCTAATTCAACATCGACCATCCCTCCGCCTAACATAGCGTATACATAGTCAAATACTTCTTGTTTTTTTGTTTTTAGTGTTGCCATAAGATTAGTTTCTCCAATAGTATTTATCGTATCGATAAATATGTGTATGCCGAGACTTAGTTTATATAAACCAGAAAAGGGTAAAGACTACGAATTCATCGATAATCGCATCTTTGAAATGTTCACTGTAGGTGGTACAGACGTTTTTATTCACAAATATTTAGGGCCTAAAAACCCTGACGAAGCAGATGCGACTGCTGATCAACCAAAATATAATGCTGTTGCTGAAACTAACATACAAGATATGTTGTTTATGGAAAACAGGGATCGTAAATACGATCCTGACATTTATAGTTTGAGAGGTATATACAATGTCCAAGACATTGACTTTAACATGAGTCAATTTGGATTATTCTTAACAAACGATACATTGTTTATGACTATACACATATCTTCAAGCGTGAAAACACTAGGTAGAAAGATAATGCCAGGTGATGTTATAGAATTACCACATCTAAAAGATGAGTATGCTCTTAACGATTATAGTGTAGCATTAAAACGTTTCTTTGTTGTTGAAGATGTAAACAGAGCGGCTGAAGGATTTTCACCTACTTGGTATCCTCATCTGTATAGAGTTAAACTTAAACAGATAATGGATAGTCAAGAATACAAAGAGATACTTGATTTACCTGCAGAAGAAGGTAATCCAGGCGGTAACACATTACGAGATTTATTATCTACATACGAGCAAGAAATGCAAATTAATAATGCAGTAGTTGCACAAGCAGAAGCAGATGCTGCAAAATCAGGTTACGATACTAATCATTTCTTTAGTCTTGCTACTAACGAAAACGGAGAAGTTGAAGTAGTAACAACAGATACAAGTAATTTAGATGCAAGTACTGCAAACGAACTTGCTGATAGAGTGATGCAAACTCCAAAAAGAGAAGGTTACCAAGGTTACTTATTAGGTGACGGTATTCCGGGCAATGGTGAAGCATTTGGACACGGTATTACATTCCCGGGTAGTAGTGTAGAAGGAGACTTTTTCCTAAGGACAGATTTTATGCCAAATAGATTATTTAGAAATGACGGATCTCGTTGGGTTAAACAAGAAGATTCGGTACGTATGACACTTACTAACACAGATACAAAATCTACACAAAAAGGTACATTTGTTAATAACACAAGTACTGATACAATAGGCGGTGAATCTGTAACTCAAAGACAAAGTTTATCTAAAGCACTTACACCTAAGGCGGATAATTAATGCAACATTTTTATGACGGACAAATACGTAGATATATTACTCAAATTGTAAGACTTATGAGTAATTTTTCATATAAAGACGGCAACGGAAAAACTACTGAAGTGCCAGTAATGTACGGTGATATTACTCGTCAAGTAGGGCACATACTAAGAGACAATAGTGAAAATAAAATTCCTAGCGCACCTCGTATGGCTGTGTATATAACCGGACTTGAAATGGATATGGCTAGATTGAGCGATGCAAGTTATGTTAATAAATTAAACATTAGAGAACGTGCATACGATAGTAATGGTAAGGAATATTTAAACACTGAAGGTAAAAATTATACAGTTGAAAGATTAATGCCAACTCCTTATACACTCAGTGTAAATGTGGACTTGTGGACTACAAATACAGATCAGAAATTGCAATTAATGGAGCAAATTCTAATGTTGTTCAATCCAAGTTTAGAAATACAAACCACAGATAATTACGTTGACTGGACTAGTTTAAGTGTAGTAAATTTAGATAATATAGGATTTAGTTCAAGAAGTATTCCAGTAGGCACAGAAACTGAAATAGACGTTGCTACACTAGGATTTAAAACACCAATATATATTTCACCACCTACAAAAGTAAAAAGACTAGGTGTAGTTACAAGTATTGTACAGAGCATCTATGATGAATCTCGAGGTACTATTAAATTAGAACAAAGTAGACCTGAATTGACTGCATACGGCGATACTGCTGTACCAAGTGCTGATATACGCACCACTGTTGGTATCACTCCTACCGGTGAAATAAATAGAACAAATAGAAATGCCGGTGCAATAAAAGACAATACTACAAATGTTATCCTCAACACATTTAAGGATTACGGATTATTAGTATTAGGAAATTCTGCAAAACTTATAAGACGTGGAGTTGTAGGCGGAGTACTATGGGACGCATATATTAAGTCTTTTCCAGAAATATTCGAAGCTGGCATAACAGAACTACGCTTAAAACGTAAAGACTTAACTACAGAAATAGTTGGCTCGGTTGCTATAAACACTGCTAACCCAAACGAATTAATAGTTAACTGGGATGCAGATACGTTACCTAGTGATACTGTATTTACTGGACCAAGCGGAGATAATAATAAGATACATTATATTATTGATCCTCAAAAAACAAGTCCTGCCACACTAAAAACATCAGGTTACAGATTCTTATTACTAGATAATAGTATCGGAGATGCAATTAATACTGACGGTGCAGATGACTGGAAAAACAACGACGGCACAGACTTTATAGCCAGTGCTAACGACATTGTTGAATGGAGCGGAACTTCTTGGCAAGTAGTGTTTGATGCAAGTACATATACTGGTACTGCATATACTACAAACCTTAACACAGGTGTACAATACAAATGGGATTCGGGTGAATGGATACTATCATTTGAAGGCGAATATCCAAATGGCACCTGGCGTTTAAAATTCTAGCATAATTATTTGTATGGAAAAGATTATTTGCAGTGGAGCCTTATTCTACACCTTAGATACTCATAGATTTTTGTTTTTACATAGAACTAAAGGTAAACAAAATAACCTTTGGGGATTAGTTGGCGGAACAAACGAAGGTGCTGAAACACCTTGGGAAAGTTTAAAACGAGAAATATCTGAAGAAATTGGTAGTGTAAAAATTAAAAAAACTATACCTTTAGAAACTTTTATAAGCAATGACGATAAATTCCAATTTCATACATATTTGTGTTTAGTAGATAGCGAATTTATTCCTATACTAAATGATGAGCATGACGGATATGCTTGGGTATCTTTTACAAAATGGCCAAAACCGTTACATCACGGACTGCGTAATACTTTACAAAATAAAACTAACCAACTTAAACTTGAAACAGTTTTTAAATTGATTGAATTAATATGACCCAAGCAATGTTTTTAGAAAACTTTGGATTCTATAAAGAAAAAATACCACAAGATCTGTATAGTAATTTATTAAAAGAATCATTAAATTGTACTGATATAGTAAATTCAGGAATAACTGAAAAAGGGGTTGCAAAACATTTTAGACTGAAGGATACTGCTCAACAACTTAATCAATATATAATACCTCTTATTAAAAATTACGAAGTTGACTTTCCTGGTTTAGGCCAAATAGGTATACTAACGAAATCTTTACCGTATAAAATTGAAGAGCAATGGATTAATCATCAAAAGGCAGGTGAGTTTATTCCTAACCATGTGCATCAAGGAATATACAGTTATAGTATATGGATTAAGATTCCTCAAATAGATGACAACAATTATCAAGGTAATTTTGAATTTACATATAATAATATAATAGGAAACATTATTCACCAACGATTTAGATTAACAAAAGAAAACGAAGGAGAAATAATATTTTTCCCTTCAAAGTTACCACATAATGTATATCCTTTTTTAAATAGTAGCGAAACAAGAATATCTATCAGTGGTAATATAATATTGGATGCAGGATAATGGATAAAAAAGATAACGTAAAACAAACTACTTATGGATACGAAATAACTTGGGTTTCTGAAGAAACATACGGCGGAAAGATATTAGTATTTGACAAAATAACAAAAACAGATTTTTGGTTTAATAGTAAAACCGAAAAATGTTGGTTTGTAAATAGTGGTGAGTTTTTATTTAAATGGGTAGATACTAGTACAGGCCAGTTGTTTGAAAAACAAGCTGGCGAAGGTGTAACATTTATATCTAAACCACTAATGCCTTGTGCAATTGAGTGTAAAACTGTTGGTAGTGTAACCGAAGTAAACAATGGCATTACAGATGATCATCATGTTGTAATTAAAAAAGAGAACTACTAATGAATCTATTAGAAAGCCCCGAAGTTCAAAAAGATATACGTGCTTACAAACAAGCTGTTGATAAAATAGTAGATGAAAAAAATAAACAAATATTTCAACATATATTAGATGAATATCTGTCTAGAATAAAAATTATTAATGATACACACAGTTCAAAAACGCCTGGACTAATTAAGCCTAGTTCAATTCAAGAACATGTGAAAGAGTTAGGTGATTTACGAATAAAGTTGACTAAGTTAGTTAAAGATACTAATTAAATATTATCCATATTCTTGATCTTCATAGTTCCAAACATAGCCGCATGTGATGTACATTGGTAAACGTATGTAGTATTATTAGTAATAGAATCAGCTACACGCCAGTATAACATTCCGCTTGATTTACCCTGTGCATTTGAATCAAGTGACACAGTTCCGTCTGCAGCAACGTGTGCTAAATTACTAGTTAATCCAGTTAACGTATTGTCTTGTAGTTCAAAAGGATGTCCACCAATATCATCTAGATCAAATGCAATAGTAGTACCAGTTAGTACTGTAATAGTAGGGTTATTGCCGCTGTAATGACTGTTAATTGTATATGCACTTGTACCTATGTTTCCCATTCTAAGTGTAGCAATAGCGTGTTCGTAAACATCATGCACGTCTATGCTTGCTGCTTGTATGTCTGTTAAAGTACCAAACGAAGTTACTCCTGCAGATGCTGTTATAGTTACTGAATCACTAGCTTGGTTTGTTGTAAG